AGCTAATGGAACACAAATACCATACTGGTAAATAGCATTAGAGTTGTCAGAAGCGATCTCGTACTCGGTAATACCGGTAGAGTTAGCGCCACCACCAACCAGTCCAACAGGACGAAGACCATAGGCAGTTTCTTGATTTGCCATCGGATTGTCCTTTTTTCAAAATAAAAAATTAGACCACGGCACTATTTATTAGGACGTGGACCACCAAAAGTTACCCTAGATTGTCGATCTGGTTTAGAAATCGCCATCGTAGAGTGAGCGTTCTCCCGCATCATATCGTGGTCTACAGCTTCGAGTTGGTCAGCATGTCTCTGACGAAAGTATTCTGTACGCTCTTCTACTGTTTCTAACGGTATACGTGCAAGAAGCAATCCGCCTGTACTAAACACACCCTCAAGTTTACCCGACTCAACTGTCGGGGCTTCGAAATCAGGATACTCATCCTTCCGAACAAGCTCATAACCTTCGCGTAAACGAGCTGAGATGTTTTGCTTGTCTTCAAAACCTCTAGTCTCAGCACGAATCCAACGATGCTTAAAGCCTTCCGGGGCAGGTGGTGCGTCTAACATGGACGGTGGTTGCCACGGCTTACGCCTTGTCGTAGCATTCCGAGTTGATTTAGCGCGAGAAGCACGCTGAATGGCTTGCAAATCTTCTGCAGAATTTTTTGATTCTTTAGTTTCTTTGGTCATATCAGCTACTCCTTCACGTACTTAGCGTATTCTTCTAGTGGCACACCCAATTTTTTGGCAATGGTTACCTGGCTTGGGGTGAGTTTTACCTTTCTGCGCCCTGACCTACTTCCTCTGGACACACTAGCTACGGTCTGGGCGGTCTTCTTAGTGCTAGTGCCTTTCTTAAACTTATGCGCAAACTCAGTCTTGATACGTTTGTCAAGCTCATCATAGTAGTCATCTGTCGTCGGGTCAAACCCCTCCTCTTCAATAAGCTTTTTATGTATTCCAAAGGCCGCGAAGGTCATTGTGTAATCATCCCCAAACCAGTCGTTCTTGCCAGCCCACTCTTCTGCCTTGGGATCAGCGGGTTTAGGTGCAGGGGCAACCTGTTGCTGTTGCTGCTGCTGTTGCATCGGTTGCTGCTGCTGTTGAGCTTCATACGCGGCTTGCTGGCGTTGCTGCTGTACTTTTGCCTGTTCATAACGATCCTCGGCTACGGCAAGCTGAGTCATTTTTCGTTGGGCATCTACCGTCGCCTGAGAATCTCCTGTTTCTACAGCTCGCTTTAAGGCAGCTTCGGCCTGCGTCTGCTCTGCTGTAATACGCCCACCATATTCAGACAAATAGCTCTTATCTAGCTGTTTAAGTCGTTCGGAAGCCTCCTCGGCCTGCTGCTTTGCTCCTTGAGCAAAACGAACGGCTTCTTCTCGCTCACGCTCTGTTTCTTTAACTCTCTTGGTAAGCTGATTAATCCTTTTTTGAACAGACTTACTATACTGCTCCTGTTCATTGGAAGCCTCCTGTTCACTGGAAGCCTCCTGTTCATTGGAAGCCTCTTCTTTCTCCGGTTCTTCCTCGGCCCCAATCTCTATGGTTTGTCCCGGCTCGGTAATGTCTAAAGGAACAGTATTTTTACTGTTTTCGGAGGATTGTACTTCTGCAGTAGCCATACTTCTGGTACTCCCTAGTTATGTAGTATGTCTTCAGGGTTTTTAATCGTAGCTAAAATCTCGTCGTCATTCAGAATTCGAACTTCTCCACCTTCTATCTTAAAACGAGATCCCGCGTATCTGGCGAAAACAACCCATTGTCTCTCTTTGCACCACGGCCCGGTGGGGAATTTCTTCTTGTCCGCGTAAGCCAGCGGACCTGTTTTCAGAACGTATCCCGCAACGGTCTGCACTTGCGTCTCGTCAAGAGATTTTTCTGAAAAAAGAATTCCACTTTTTGTGGCCTTGGGAGGTCGGTACGGAAGAATTAACATTCTCCATCCCGTTGGGGAAGGGAGTCTGGCTAATATAGGCTCATCAATTAAGTTGGGATCAAGTATCCTCTCGCCAGCTTCTACATACAGTGAGTCTAGAAGCTCTTCTTTCTTAGCAGGCTTAGTCATGTAGTTTTTCCTGTTTTTCAAGCATATCGGAGAGTTCTTGGTGGATTAGGTTTAATCCATTCAACTCACCCATAAGTTCGCGGTACTGCTCCATACCCTTTACACCATTGTTCTCTAAAACTTCTCTGATAAGAGAACGTCTTTCTCGAAGTAGCGTAAAAATATACTGAGCAACATCGACTTCATCCATAGGCAGAATCTTACAGGATCGAATACAGTCTTACTACCTCTTATAGATCAAACGTCGCGCCAATCTTTTCCTTCAAACAACAACGATTCTGACTTCCGCCGGCGGACGAGCCCCTGCAGAATCTTCCCGCCAGCCTTGTTCCACCTTTTTAGTTGATTCGGAACATCCTTCAACTCATTTGAATTGAGGCGCTTCAGCAGGGTTGAGGATTTAAGATTTGAAGGCCCAAGGTTGTAGACCCACGCAACTAGCGCATCAAACTGGTGCTGCTCTAACTCGCACTCCACCATGTCATTAATGTAGCCCTCATATTCATCAAGCTCTGAAGAGAGCATTTCCTCGGCCTCTTCTTGAGTGATCTCTTGACCTTCCTCAACTCCCTTAGTATGTCCGTAGCCAATCGTTAATACCTCTGCAGAACAGCGATAAGATTTTAGCTCACAGCCCTCAAACTTCTTAATGAGAGCCAGTCCTTCTTGCGATATATTCAATACTCTATCCTAATAAAAAGTTCATGGTGGTTCGTTTGCGGGGACCACACTCTGAACACTATCCCCGTTTATCTGCTACCAGCTCGTCTAAGGTGTAGATTTGCAAAGGCTTTTCTTTACCCTTCACATAAATAGGAGGCAACGACTTTAGCACATATTTGCATTTTTCTGCGGTAGTTTGGCCGATCAGGATATCTACGCCAACCTCTTTAGTGGCGCTTTCATAGCGCGCTGCCTCGTTGACGGCATTTCCGATAGCACTAAAATCAAATCGCGTGTCTGAGCCCATATTACCTACAACCGCGGGTCCAGAATTTACTCCGACGCCAATAGCAATCTCTACAGGAAGCGTTTCATTAAGCTCCTTAATCCTTTGCTGTATTCTTACTGCCACCTCCACCGCCCTGTCTTCGTGGCCCTCTAACTCTAGCGGACAATTAAAAATTGCCATTGCAGCATCTCCGATAAATTTATCAACCATCCCCCCTGCGCGTTGAATTTCCTCAACCTGCACGGTCAAAGTAGCATTCATAATCTCTGTAACCTCTTGCGGAGACAGCCTCTCGCTCATTGAGGTAAATCCTCTCAAATCTGTGAACAAGAACGTGCAATATCGGGTTTCGCCACCTAGCTTTAATAATTCCGGGTTTTCCTGAAGTCTTTGGACCTGCCTTGGATCTAAATAGTGCTCAAATTGACGCTTTATCTGTAATTTCTGCTGATATTCGGCAATCATTCGTTGCGCAACACCTACTCCACCCACAATAGCTGTGAAAAACACCGGTAAAGCAGCGTCCACAAGTAAACCAAAACGAAAAAAGGCCCAAACAGAAGCCCCCACGGTTAAAATTCCAGTGCTTCCTAGTCCTGCGGGAACCCAAAGAACCCCTAAAAGCTGGGTTAATGCGATAGCAAGCGCGCCTAAGCTAAATATAATCGCCAATTCAGCTACTAAGGCCCAATCAGGACGCAAAGGGGCGGTACCCTTCAATAATGTTTCAAATAAAGCTGCCTGAATTTGATGCGGATACATGAGCCCCTGTGGCGAGGAAACCATTGGAGTAACCCCCGCAGCCGTTACACCAACAAAGACTATGGTCCCAGCCAAAGGGTCTTGAGAAAACGTCGTGGACCAGTCCACCCACACTCTTCCAGAAGAATCGGTGTTTACCGTATCATAGCTAGGAACCCGAACAGACTGTATCCCGTTGTCTCCACCCCTTACCTGATAAGAAGGATCTCCCGCTAAACCCCTTAAAACATCCAGACCCAGAGCGGGGTATAACGCTTCTCCCACTCGGACGACCATAGGCACTCGCCGGACAAGCCCATCAACTTCTGCAGCGGTGTTGACTACCCCCGTCCCAACCGCAGCCTCTTGTAGGACAGGGATATTAGGAAGTATTCCAGGGTAATTGATGGCATTCTCAAGGACTTCGCCCAAAGTGGCTACCCCGATATGCCAGCCTTCCTGTCGATCTGTGCTGGACGTGGCTACCGCTGAGAGGAAAGTGGGCATTTCATTCATACTCTGAGCGAAATCAGCATCACCTCCAAATCTGTCTTCTTCCGGAAAAAGAACCGAGTAGACAACCGCTGCTGCCCCTAAATCTAGCAATGAGCGATTGAGTGCTGCAAGCTGCTGTCGAGGCCAAGGCCATTGGCCTCCTTCAGCTAAGGCGTCTTCATCAATGTTATAAAGAGAAATAGTTTCACTTTGAACAGAGGGGTTTGCCGTTAACAAGGCATCAAAGTATTTAAGCCGTATAGTTTCAATGGGCCACGGGTCCCAAACCCGTAAGGCTAAAACAACGAATAAAGCAGGCAAGGACCACCTATAAGCTATAAACCTAGTCAAACTGATTAACAGTTACTGTTTTATTACAGCTTGTGGTGCAGTTAAGAATTACGGTGTATGCCTTGGCGCTAACGCCCGTTTGTGTAGCATTGACTGTGTAATCCCCCTGCTCAACCCTGATATTTCCAACGTGCGCGCCGTTTCCACTCTGAGTTAAGTTCACAGTAGAATTATCAGCAGGGCTGTTACGGAACTCGATGTCTCCATCTTTAGCGCCACTACCAGACTGCGTAATAGTCGCATCGTTATTGTTGCAGCTATTGCAGGACTTTATGTAAGCGTTATGGTTTCCCGCTCCAGATTGCGTTGCTGTCCAAGCAGAATCATCACCGAAAGCATAAAACTTGGCATAGTGGTTGCCGGTTCCTGATTGACTAATCGTGTACACGTTGTCATCACCGGACATGTATATATTCGCTTCCATATCACTACCGTCTTGAGTGATGGTCATCTCATTTGAGTCCTGATCCGCATCAATGTAGCCAGTGTTGTCATTCCCCGTCTGAGTAATGGTGTACTCATTCCCTGTGTGGTTGGTGTACTGGCTATAGGCTTTAGCCAGATTGTCATCACCATTCTGATCTATATCAATCGTGGCACTGCTACAGGTGTGGGTTGTGTAGGTTCCGTTTGATAGCCCACACCAGACACGCGCCGTATTGCCGGTTCCTATTTGGTCAATATAGATACTGGTATTTGTCCCTTTAGTATCTATCTCCACAGAGTTGTTAGCGGCAAAAACAGGAAGGCTAATTAGACTGATAAATATATATCGCATTGTCCCCTCCTCCGTTTATTTCAGCCCCAATCTTTACGCCAGCAGTAATAATATCAATTTTATAAGGTGAGGCTTTGTCTAGCTCTAGGTCAATCGTGTTCTCCACCTCTCGTACAAAGAATAAGCTAGGCCCATCTGTAAACGTATATACCTGTAACTGCTGGTCAAAGCCGGGAATCACGCCCTCAATTTCTACGCCATCCATCTCGTAAACTTTAGCGTCTTTTCTGGACTCAGAGATTTGAACCAACAGATCACCAAGGAAATCAACAGCTAAAAGATCAATGTCTAATCGCCCCATATCT